ACTGCGCCGTAGTCGCGGATAACAAATACGCGTTCTCCCTCCACTTCCTTAACGTCAACGTCGTAGTAGCTCACTGGCACCAGGCGCTCTGCATAACCTCGTGCGTTTCGCTCAATAATGGCGTAACCGCATCCGTACATGAGTGCGCTGGCCATCACGTTTTCCCAAAAATCAAACGCGTTTTGGTGCTCGTTAGGCGCTGACGTGATCAGCTCGTACGATGGGTGTTGGTTGGCCACCTCGATGTTGCGCCCGTCACGCACGTAGATTTCGAGGTCAAGGCTGCTGATTGTGCTTGCAATCTTGTTAATGCAAGCGTAGACAGTGCTAATGGCTAGTGCGCTTTGTTCGGTGACATTGACTCCGCTGCGCACGATGGGGTTAATGCCCATTTCGGCCTCAAGTGTCTGACTGTTGTACTTACCTACTCGGTAACGGAACAAGGCGCTAAGGCGTTCGGTTAGTGTGGCCATACGTTGCGGGTTAGCTTAGAATATACGAAGTTTTGCTCACAAATCAAAAATCTCAAGCATAATATCCTCTTCGCCTAGCGTGTGGCAATATTCGTTCATGGCAATGATGCTTGCAATTACGCCATCGACTTTTTTGTTCTCTTGGCGTTCCTTGGTCACACGCTTGTTTTCGTTTACGTCAGTGTAGACCACTGCGCATCCCATTTGCCAACGCAGACATCGGTTGCCGCCGTGAATGATTTGTCCGCGCATTGCCGCCATCTCGAACTCTTTTGTAGGTCCGTTCATGGTCGTAATGTTCTGCGCCATTGGTGCCATGGCAATGTTGTCGGCCTCTAGCTCGCTAACGATGTACGTGCTGAAACGTGGGTCGTAGCCAATTGACCTGACGTCATATTTGGCGCACTGATCAGCGATGTAATCCTTAACGATGCGATAGTCGGTAACGTTGCCTGGCGTTATCGTAATGTCGCCTTCTCGCTCGTAGGCCATGTAATCAATCCCTGCGCTTAGTTTCTTGGTGTGCGCCTTTTCTGAGTTGACAAATTGATGCACAACAAGATAAAAACAGTCATTGCTATCGTCACGGAACAGCAACGAGAATGCTGTGAGGTCTTGAGTAGATGCGAGGTCAAGGCCACCGTAGGCAGGTAAGGTGCTAAGTAAGTCATACGGAATAGGTTTCTTGCCTTTCATCCAAACGTCGTCTGGAATCCACGCCGTTTCTGCTGACGTCCAAATGTTCAGGTGCAAGCGCAAAAAGCTGTTTACCATGGATGGATTGGCCTTTGCGTTTTGTACGGCTTGGTCAAAGTAGCTTTTGTGGCAAATGCTGCCATAACCAGGGTTTGCCTTGCGCCATGTTTCTTCTTGCGTCCAGTCGTCGTCTACGTCCGCGCAGTACAGCACAGGCAAAAACGTCGGGTCGTCAATAATGCCGTCGCGCACTTTCTCGGCGTACTCGTGCACCTCGTAGCAAATTGACGCGCGATCGTGTCCAGCCGTAGTTAGTGCCATCACTAGCGGCTGACGACGCGCACCCGTAGACGTAGTTAGTACGTCCCACAACTCGCGATTGGGTTGTGTGTGCAGCTCATCAAAAATAACCGCATGACAGTTCAAGCCGTGCTTGGTGTATGCCTCGGCGCTAATCGACTTGTACCAAGACGACTTGTATTTGATGACGTTGCGCAGCACTCGCGACCGTTGCGTCAAGTGCCGATTGTTGCCAATCATGTCGCGCGCTATATCAAAGACGATATTCGCTTGGCCACGATCTCCAGCAGCGGAAATAATTTCTGCGCCAGGCTCGCCATCAGCGAACAGCATATAGAGAGCAATAGCAGCAGACAGATTTGACTTGCCGTTTTTACGAGGAATCTCAACGTAGCACGTCCTGTACCGACGTAGTCCGTTGGCATCTTTCCACCCAAATAGCGGTCGTATGATGTCGTCCTTTTGCCAGTCCTCCAAAAGAAAAGGCTTGCCACCCAACTCGCCTTTGACGTGCGTGCAGAACTTCTCGATAAAGTCCACTGCTTTCCCCGCCGCCGCTTCATCATACCAATACTTACTCATCAAATGTAAAATCGCAGTGCTCTAAACAAACTGCGCATATATCCCAGTCACCATATTTAGGTGCACCACAGCAAGTGCTTATTTCGTCTTTCATTACCCAAAAAATTCTGCGTTTGATCAAAGTGGTACTTCACGTCCATTGCGTAGCCATGGCTTGAGCAATGCCCTCAAATGTTTTGCTGCGTAGCGTGCTACGTTCTGCGGGTGTTTTTGCTTTTTGCAGCGCCTCGTAATACCATAACGGTTGTTTTTTTGCCTTGCCTGTTTTTCTGCATTTAAAATGATAAAACTCACCAGGCGAGACTATTTTTGTTGGTACAAGTTGCGGTAGATTTTTTAACCACAAGCAAGTTGATTTTTGTGCTGCATCGCCAAATTGCCAAGGCTGTATAATCTGATCAGGCTTGCGGTAATGCGTAGACATAATGCCTACTGGGTTTTCTACGGCAATCTTGTCAATTGGCGCTTTAATAATCTGCATAAAAAAATCAATTCCTTGTTGTTGACGTCCGTCACGTCGCTTTTCTTTAAACCATCGTGCACCGCTTGCAGCTAGGTGCGTGCAAGGTGGAAAGGCAATCATCATGTCCCAACCCTCATTCAGAACTTTGAAAACGTCCTCTTGCAAATGCCATTCAGGGTTATTGCCACTAGTTGCAAGCAAGTCACAGCTGTACGCCTTATGGCCACGCTTGCGCAACTCTGCTGTAACGCGTTGCGATTCTTCACATGCTACAAGTACGCGCATCACCCAAAAAATTCTGCGTTTTCGTCTGCTGCTGGCTTGCCTTCACCAATCCAGTTCTCTAGTCGCGTGATAATAATCTGCTTGCGGTGGCGTGCCTCTTTTAGTTGTTGCCACTCTGGGCGCATGCGGCTGTAGACGTCGCCGCTCTTTCCGGTCACTTGGTAACATGTGCCGTTCGTGTTGCAGTACGCTTGCAACTCTGTCTCTTCACAAATCACGCACGCCAAGGTGTATAGCAGTTGGCACTGGCCGGGCGTTAGATCTGTGCGCTGCTCGTATTGGTTTAGCAGCTCGTTGTACTTCTTTGTTTGGTTTGCTGTCATGTCCGTTTTGGTTTTTACCTCCCGCGATGCGCGTGTGAGGGAGGCTGGGATGTATGTGTATGTGTTAATCATTTTTGCGATGGGCTACCCCCCTTGTCATTCGTAGGTGATGTACACAAGCTCGTCGTAGTAGTCGCCCCATGTCCACGTCACGTCGTCGTACCAGCCTTCTCCTTGGCACTCTTGCGCTGGTGGCACGGCTTGCACATGGCTTGGAATGGACCGTGCCAAAAGTTGCCGCCCTGCGTCACTGGTCTGATGTGGTCCACAACCGTGGCCGTCCACCCACACTTGACGCAGATAGGGTTGTGCGCTAGGAATGTCTTGCGTAGTTGCTTCCATCGGTACGTCCAGTATCGTTTGTCTTGCTTGCGTTTAGCATAGGGTTGTGCCGATGACTTTGAGTGTAAAGGTCGACGACTCTTTCGGTTTATGTGCGCCACGTCTGTATAGGTCTTTAGTGATTTGGAACAGTTGCTCGTCCCTCATGCTTGTGCCTGAATCCATCGGCGCTTCATACATGATTACCTGTCCCTTCTCATTTGTATATGCGTAGTGTCTCACGGATGCGAGCCGGTATTTTCTCACGTTCTCGGCGATCTCTCTTAATTCTTCTGGCGAGTATGGTTGCAACGTGGCCTTCGTAGTATTCGATGTAAGTTTCATATTGTTCGATTGTGGGTTTATAAGATTTCTTTGCTAGGCGGAACAATCTGTCGGCGTGTCCCTCGCCGTAGTAGGCATCCAGTGCCTTGCCAAACTTCCACTGCTCACCACTATTCGCTATGTTACAGGCATAGCACTGCGGTCTACAGTTATCAGGGCGCCAGCGCGTCGCAAAATGTCGTCGGCTAACGAAGTGACCGTTCTGTATCTTGAACCATGGTAACACCTTGCCGCATGTCCAGCACGAGCAGTTGCCATCGTCATCTGCGTGTGTCAGGCGTATGTACCACGAGAACGCGCGGTCAAGCTTTTCTTTTAGTCCTCTCTTGCTTGGTTTCGGCCCTGGCTTCTTGCGAGGCTTCTTCTTCGTGTTGTTTCTGTTCTTTGGTTTCGGTGTAGTCCGTCGTGTCATTAGGATATGGGATGTATTTGCGGTCAAGGATTTGTCGTGAGGTCTTGAGCTTGCCTTCTTTATCAAGGTCGGCAATAAGTCGTTTCACGTCAAGGGATGCGGTTAACACCTCTTTGCGTTCCTTGTGTTCTTGCTCTCGCATGGTAACAGTGTGCTCCATCTCGTATTTGCGGATGCAGTCAAGCAATGTGTTTGTAGTGAAGTTGCCGTACAGCTGATAACGCCCCTGGCGTATGTGCTTAAAAGCCGTCAATATCTCTTCGACTTTCAGCGACGGGAACAACTCGCAGATGTCATCTACTGCGTCTTGCAGGTCTGTTTGTGTTTGAAACGTTCGTGTCGCGCTCACGTGGCGTACAAGGCGTTCCAACTCTGCCAATAGCAGCACGCGCAGTTCAAGCTTATTTGTCTTGTTTGCTAGGCACATGCTGAATCCTTGTTTGTATGCAAGCTCTGGCGTCATGCCAAGCATGCTTTTACGGCTATTCTCCAGCAGCCCATTTAAGTGCTTGCTCTGCGTCGAGCTTAACTCTGTTTTTTGCGAAGTCCTCGCGGATGGGGTAGAAAGTTCTCCAGGCATTACTTATTGATTGATCTACGATTTTACGGGCTTGCTCAATATCCTCGTTACACAGCTTCTGCAATTTGTTCATGGCTTTCTGTTGAGCGTATGGGGTGTAAGTGCCTTTTACGAATGCTTTACGCTCTCGTTTCCACACATTCCACAACTCAATCATTTCATCTCCTTCTATTGCATACACCAGTGTGTTTTTATTGTGTTCTTTATTGTTCTTTTCTTTGTTCTTTATACCTCGCCACTGTGGCGATGATACCTCGCCATCATGTCTAGGGTTACTCGCCACACAGTCTAGGACATCTTGCCATGGTGTCGACTTGGCTACCCTTCGCACTCCCTTTTTTGTGAGTGTGATCAGGCCCATGCTTTCCAGCTTTGCAAAGGCTCGGGATACCTGGCGTTGAGATACCCCGAGTTCTTCGCTTGCTTGCTGGTTGGTCTTGTAGTAACCGTTGCCGTTGTTGCTTGTAAAGCTGTCAATTTCAGCCCACAAACAACGCTCCGCAGCTGTCAAGTCTGACGTTTCCCAGATGTGTACGGGAATCCAAATACCACGGAATTGGCGTTCGCTCATTTTCTACTTTTTTTTGTTAGTTGTTCTTCTACAACTTTTCTGTTGTGCAGCACATTTTCCTTGTGGCCAATTTGAAAAAGCAATGCCAATAATTCTTCATGATACAAGATTTGTGCTTCACGTTCTTCGCGCGCAAAATCTTTCATGTCGTCCAACATCACTTTTACATTGCTTTCGCACCAATCACTTAGCGCTAACCGCAAATGTTCTAATTCGTTAGCATTCAACTTTAGGGTTATAGTGTTGTTTTCCATCACGCAAATGGGTCCTCACCGTTCAACAATGCGTCCAGGTTGACACGCAGCTCTGCAATAGCGTTCACTACGTCATCATTCTGCTCGCCTGGCATAGGCACCATGCTGTACGTGGTGTCCATGCCTTCGCCCTTGCGCGTAATCTTAAGGTCGTAGTTTGCAGGGTGGCCAAAGTCACTGTCGCGCGTCAAGGCGTCAAGGCTCTCTTGCAGTGTTTTCTGCGTGATTTCCCATACCTGAGTACAGCGTTCCTCGTAGTTCCACACTGCGCACGCGATAAATACTCGCGGCTTTGTGCCTTCGCCGTAATCGGCTTCAGGTCGTTGATCACCAAGCTTCCACCGCACTGGCTTTTTGTCGCTTGTCCATTGTACGTGACCGACCAAGGGTTTGTCACAGATGATGCGCACTCGATTTTGCTTGCCTTTGAGAGGCTTAAAGTATGAACCTGCTTTGGGTTCGTTGAAATTGTCTGGTAACCAGCTCATGTTAAAAGGTTTGTTTGCGTTCAATTAGATTCTTCATGGCCATACGGAACAACGCGCTCGTGCTTATTCCAAGTTTGTGCGCTAGGCTTTGCGCTTCGTCTCGCAGCTCTTCTTGCATGCGGACGTTTAGTCTTACAGGATACTTCTCCATGTAGGCATTCATGTTATTTGCAGTTTGTCTGAGGCTACATACCCCATTTGCTCAATGCGGTCAATACGCGCTTTCCACGTTTCTGTGTTGCGAAACCACCAGCGCATTTCGTAGTTGTCGTCCTCCTTCATTACGAAGTCTTGAAACAACGTGAATCCGAGCTTGCGCATGTCATCGCGTTTAAACTCACGCCCGTGATCGGGGAGTAAAAAGCAATGACCTTGGCCCATGTCGTTTACGCCACGCTTCCAGCGTCGTGGGTCATTTGGGTGATGTCTGTCCATGGTT